CGCCAAGTCGTGGAACTTCGCACGCGCCCTGTTGATCATCGGTGCGCAGCGACCGCTTCGGTTGCTCTGCGCTCGCGAGCTGCAGAACTCGATCGCGGACAGCGTTCACAAGCTGCTGAGTGATCAGATTGCGGCCCTGAACCTGGGTCACGTTTACGAAGTTCAGAACGCGAAGATCCTCGGCCCGAAGGGTACCGAGTTCATCTTCATCGGCCTGCGCCACAACATCGGCAACATGAAGTCCTACGAGGGCGTGGACGTCTGTTGGGTGGAAGAGGCTAAGGACGTTTCGAAGGCTTCGTGGGATATTTTGATACCGACCATCCGTAAGGCTGGGTCGGAAATCTGGGTCAGCTTCAACCCTGAACTCGACAGCGACGAGACCTACGTTCGGTTCGTTAAGAAGCCCCCGCCTAACTCGGTGGTGCGTCACGTCACTTACCGCGATAATCCGTGGTTTCCCCCGGTGCTGCGCGAAGAGATGGAGACGCTCAAGGATCGCGACCTCGCGGCCTACGAGAACGTTTGGGAAGGTCGCTGTCGCGCCGCTGTCGACGGTGCCATCTTCGCCTCTGAGCTTGAGGCCGCGACGATCGGCGGGCGCATCAAGGATGTGTCTTACGATCCGACCAAGCCGGTGATTACGGTCTGGGATTTGGGTCAGTCGGATTCGACGGCGATCTGGTTCGTGCAGATGGACGATCGCGAGTATCGGCTGATTGATTTCTATCAGGCCCATGGGCAGAAGTTCGGCTACTACGCCAAAGTGCTCCGCGAGCGGCCCTACGCCTATGGGCGGATGTGGTTGCCGCATGACGCGGGGAACGAAACACAGGCGGCGGAGTCGTCGCTTCTGAAACAAGCGCGCTCGTTCAACTTCGAGGCGCGCATCGTGCCGAAGGTGACCAAGCGGCAGCGCATCGAAGCCGGCCGCTCGATCTTCCCGCGGTGCTGGTTCGATGCGACACGCTGCGCCGACGGTCTGCAGTCGTTGCGCCACTACCGTTACAAGCTTGGCGACGACGGCCTGAGCTTCGCGAAAGAGCCGCTGCACGATTGGTCGTCGCACGCGTCTGACGCCTTCACGTACCTTGGTGTCGCCGTGAAGGCTGACCCGACCTCGCCAAGCCCGGCGACGGCTGACGGCTATTACGACCCGCTTGCGGGCGCGCCGGTTGCCCCGGTGTATCGCGGGCAGACGAGAGAAGAAACGCAGTACGATCCTTTGAGGTGACATGCTTGCAGGCGAAGTGATCCGGCACGATACATTCGCGCCGTTGCACCGTGACAGGTTAACGAACTGCAAGAAGCCGTTCGTCGCGAATCTGAGAGACCGAGACAAGCGAGAGCTTGATGAAATCGGTGTGCCGCGGGATGTGGTCGCTGATGTGTTGGTGCGCGGTCATGTGGTCGGCGCCATCTTCCCGCATCAATGGATGCCGGCGGCGGTGGTCGCGTTTCATCCGATCACGGCCCGGTGCGTCTCGGCCTCGCTGCTGGCGACCGACGACTGGTCGAAGGTGGCGCGTCGTGTTGCCTGTTGGGGCGTTCGCGTCGCCAAGCCGAAGCTGTTGTCGATGGGCTTCACTCGGGCTGAGTGCCGGGTGATGGATGGCCACGACGATGCAATCCGGTTGCTGTCGCATCTGGGCTTTGTGCGCGAATGCGTGCTGCCCAACTACGGCGCCTCGGGCGTCACGTTTCATCAATTTGCGTGGAGAGCAGAAAACCATGTGCGTTCCCTCAGCGCCTAAGTACACGCCGCCCCCTGCGGCTCCGACGAAAGAAGACAGCTTCTCCGCTGGCAACAAAGCGCTGATGCGTGCGGCCGGCGCGAAGGGTCCGATGTCGACGATCATGTCGGGCCTTGGTGCTGACGCTGGCGCGGCGAACCCGACGCCGCGCAAATCGTTGCTGGGTCAATAACCGTTGACCAAACCCCCTGACCAGCTGATCCAACACTGGGGCAAGCTCAAGGGGGAGCGTGCGCAGCACGAGCGCACGTGGCAGGAAGTTGCGGACTATATGCGCCCGCTGCGTTCCGAGTTCACGACGACACGGTCGCCGGGCGAGCGCCGCAATCAGCGCATCTTCGATTCAACCGCCCTTATGTCCGCCGACAATTTCGCCGGCGGCATCTACGGGATGATGACCAATCCAGCTAACCGCTGGATGGCTCTCAAGCTGCAGGACGACGAGCTTAACGATTACGACCCGGTGCGCGATTGGCTCTACGAAGTCGAGACGCGCATCTTCCATTCGTTTGGCCCTCAGGTGTCCCGGTTCTATTCGGTGCTGCCGGCGCTGTATTGCGACCTCGCGTGCTTTGGTACTGCGGTCTTCTACAGCGAGGACGTGCCGGGCTCGGGCCGCATCAACGACAACGTTCGGCCTCTGTCCGAATGCGTGGTCGCTGAGAGCGCGTATGGCGACGTCGACACGGTCTATCGCAAGTTCAGCCTGACCGGTCGTCAGGCCCTCGAGATGTGGCCGCAGGGCCTAAGCGCATCGGCGCGCAAGAGTGCGGAGAAAGATCCGCACGGTCTGATCAGCTTCGTTCACTGCGTCTACCCGAATGAAGATTACCGCGGCGACCGTCTGTCAAAGACCGAGCGTCCGTTTCTCTCGACCTACGTCGAAGAAGAGACGCGCCACACTGTAGCGGAGAGCGGCTATTTCGAATTGCCGTATCAAGTCCCGCGCTGGTCTCAGGCTGCGGGAGAGGTCTATGGCCGTGGCATCGGCGAGCAGGTTCTTCCTGACGTCAAGATGCTGAACCGCATGGACGAGACCGCGATTAAGGTCGCGCAGAAAGAAGCGGATCCGCCACTGGCGGCGCCGGATGAGGGCGTCATCAAAGCGGCGCGGACCTGGCCCGGTGGCATCACCTACGGTGCGATCGATCAGCAGGGCAACCAATTGCTAAAGCCGCTCTACACCGGCGGCAACCCCCGTCTCACGCTTGAGATGATGGAGCAGCGCCGGAACTCGATCCGCGAGGCCTTCTACTTCAGCCTCATGCAGATGCTCGGCTCGCCGAACATGACGGCGACGGAGTGGCTCGGCCGGCAGGAAGAGAAGCTTCGCCTTCTCGGGCCGAACCTCGGGCGCATTCAGTCCGAGTTCTTGTCGCCCTTGGTCAATCGCCGGTTCGGCATCCTGTTGCGCGCCGGCCAGCTACCGCCGCCACCTGAAGAGATCCAGGGTCAAGCACTCAAGATCGACTACGTCTCGCCGCTCGCTCGAGCGCAGATGGCAGGCGAGGCGCAGAGCATCAGTCGTCTATTCCAAGTCATCGGAGGCATCGCCGCAATCGATCCTGCCAAGGGTCAAGAGGCGATGGACAACGTCGACGTTGACGAGGCGGTTGCCGTCGTCAGCACGGGTTACGCCGTGCCTGCGAAGGTTCAGCGCGGCAAAGAGCAGGTCGCCGAGCTTCGCGGTCAGCGCGCACAACAGCAGGCATTTGAGCGCGGCCTCGCCGCGGCAGAGCAGGCGGCGGCCGCTGCACGTAACGCAGCTGGGGCATCGAAGGATATGGAAGCGGCCAACGCCGCGCTTAAGGGTGCAGCATGAGCGTAGCTCCTGAAATCTTAGCGGCAGCCGAAAAGCTGCGCGGCGTGGCGTCCAAGGTGAGGGAACGCGCCGCGGCGCTCGCTGAAGCGTTGGAAGAGGTGCAGTCGTGCGGCATCGAGTTGCGCAGCCTGGACCTGCCGATGGTGACGACGCGCTTCGGTAGCCAGATCCCCGCACAGCTCGACGCCAAGGCGGCAGCGCTCTTGCCGAAGGGTGACGGTCAATGACGATCAAGGTATCTGCGGCGCGTGCGAATGCTGAACTCGATGCGGGTGAGACCGCGATGGGCACCACGTGTCAGGTCGCGATCTTCTCAGGCTCGCCGCCGGCGAATTGCGCGGCAGCAAACAGCGGAACCGAACTCTGGCGCCAGACACTTGCGAGCGATTGGGCCGCGGCTGCGTCCGGTGGCGCGAAGGGTTGGAACAACCTTCCAATCAGCGACACGGTCGACAACAGCGGCACGCCTGGTCATTACCGCATCTATGCGAGCGATGGGACGACCTGTCACGAGCAAGGCACCGTTACGCTTACAGCAGGCGGTGGCGACATGACGGTGGACAGCACGACGTGGACGGCGGGGCAGACGTTCCAGATCACGGCGAAGTCTCAGGCGCACGGTAACTTCTAATGCTCGCCCTCCCGCATACGAACTCCTGGGGGTTTGTTTATAGCAATCAGACGAACGGGATCGATACGAACGCGATAGGCACGTCGGTCACGCTTGCCGCGTCGGATGGTGCGGGCACGTGGACTGAGATTGCGGCGGCCGGAAGCGTTACGGCTGAGATTCAGTATATGCATCTCATGATCGGCAACTTCCCAGCCTCGGGGGCAACGCGAACGGCGCGCATCGATCTTGGATACGATCCAGCGGGCGGGACTTCCTACACGGCGCTCTTCACCAATTGGGTTTGCGGCGCGGCTGGGAGCGTGATCGCCAGTCATGGCAAGGCTCTCCATTTTCCATGCTCCATCCCTGCCGGGTCGTCGATTGCGGTACGTGGCGGCAAGGCGGCTGCGGGTACGACGACGGCGCGCGTATGGGCGCACCTTTACGGCAAGCCATCGCGGCCTGAGCTTTGGCGCAAGGCTGCGTACAGCGAAACTGTTGGGACGCTGACAGGGAGCGTGGGGCCGGGCTTCACGCCAGGCAATGCCAGTTGGGGTTCCTGGGCGTCGCTCGGCACGACAACCAAGAAAGCGTTTTGGGCTCAGCTTGGTGTGCAAATCGACAACACGACCAAGAACACCGAAGGCACGCTCGTCCAGCTTGGTATCGGTGACGGCACGAACATGCACCTGATCTGCGACACGCACCTGTGGTCGAACACGAACGAGCAAGAGCAGTGTCCGCTCATCCCGAACGGGGCGCCGTGGGAAATCCCGGCAGGTGCAGAATTATGGGTTCGCGGCAACTGCAACGCGGCTCCCGCATCCGGCTACAACGCCACAGCCGTTCTATTCGGAGGGTAGGGGGACACAATGGCTATCTCCGAATTGTACAGCGGCACTGAGGCTGTAAGCACCACAGAACACTCGATGACCACGGACACGGCTGGCCCGGACGTGGACACGACGGACGGCGTGTTTCAGATATTCCTCGACCTGTCCGATATGGTCGCGGGCGATGAGTTGCAAATCCGCATTTACGAGAAGGCCAGGTCTGGCGACACGCAGCGCATCGTGGCCGAATGGTCGCTCTTTGGCGCGCAGTCGAATCCGATTTGGGTAAGTCCTGCACTGATCTTGATGCATGGCTGGGATGCGACGCTTGATGCGATTGCCGGCACCATCACGGTTCTGTGGTCGATTAGGTCGGTGGCGTAATGGCGAATTTGTATGAGAAGGCCAAACGTCCCAACGACTTCCAGGGCGACCACATCGCCTCTGTTGTCGCGCACCTTGTGAACTACGGCGCGCAGAAGATCGTGATTGATCTATCCGGCGAGAAGGTATCGATCGAGTCTGACGTGAAGATGCCTTCAGACCAAGACGCTCACCTCGACATCGTAGACAAGGGCGAGGTCATAAAGGCGGAAGACGCCGTTAAGCCGTGACGTGGCTTTGGCAGCCGCTTCTCCCTGGGGCGGCACAGCTTCAGAGCGGTGCGAGCGCCATCAGCGGCGCTGCAACTCAAACCCTCACCGCCTACGGCCAAACAGCAACCGGTGTCCTTGCTCTCAAAGGCAACGGGACACAGACGCTTAGTCCTTACGTCCAGACAGCAACCGGCGGCACTGGTGCTGCTGGTTCAGCAGTTCAAACCTTAAGCCCCTACGGCCAAACGGCAGCAGGTAAGGCGATCATTTCAGGACAGCAAACACCATGAGCGGCGGTCAACTCGGCGGATACGTCCAGACGATGACGGGCACGGGTGGCGGCGAGCCGACCCCAGTGGCTCAAGCCGCCTATTCCGACCGCAGCATCGCGCAGCACTTCGTCTCTCAATACAACGGCCGGATCGTTCGAACCCGTAGGGCTAAGAAGATCACTCAGGACGATATGAAAGCATTGTTCAAGGCAGGGCTTGCCGTCGGGCGGGCTCGTCAGGCTCGCAGAGCTTAGGAAGGATTCAACATGGCGCAGTCAGGCCGTTACATGGCCAATGCCGTTACGCTGCTGTCTGCCGTCGGCGCGACGGGGTCTGGATCGTGGATGGATGTCGAGGGTGGCATCTATCAGGTTCACGCTGAAGGCACGTGGAACTCGTCGGTGCTCACGCTTGACGCGCAGGGGCCGAATGACACGGCGATTGCGATTGCCGGTGTCAGCATCACAGCGAACTCACCCGGTACGATCGAGATACGATGTGTGAAGGGTGAGCGCGTGCGCGCGACCCTGACCGGCGGTACACCGTCGGGCATCTACGTCCGCCTTGTGAAGGCGCAAGAATAATGGCGGCGCGTCAGTACAACTGGAACACGACGCCGCAGATTTATTCTGCGGACACGGATCCGCTCATCACGTCAGACGCGGCGACTATTGCGGCGAAGGTCGGCGATGTCTGGATCAACACGGCAACCGGCAACATCTTCGATTCGGTCAGTGTTGCTGCTGGCGCCGCGATCTGGCGCCCGCGCCCGCGCACGTGGGCGAGCGGTGCTGCGGTTAGCGGTGCCGCAGACACGAATGAAAACACGCTCGCGACCATCGCCATCCCCGCCGGCGCGATGGGCATCAACGGCGTTCTGCGCGTCACGACGCTCTGGACTATGACCAGCAGCGCGAACAACAAGATCGTGCGGACGAAGCTCGGCTCTACGGACTACGGCGCGGCCACCCTGACGACGACCGTCGCCTACCGCGAACAGCGTCAGATCAATAACCGTGCAGGCGCCGCGTCTCAGGTTGCGTTTACGCAGGCCAACGGGGCGTCATGGAGTACCGCGGCGGGCGCGAACATGACCGGCACGGAGAACACTGCGAACGCGCTCAACCTGCTCATCACTGGCCAGAAGGCCACGGCGGGCGAAACGCTCACCCTCGAATCATATCTCGTCGAACTTCTCCGACCCGACATCGGCCCGACGTAGCGCTTGCAAACCCTCGTCGATATTTGGGTTGCCCTATGGGGTCGCAAGAACGCGAAGGCCTTGGCGATGGAATACCGCCAGGCCTTCACGAACCGCCCTCTGTTGCTGGCGGATCTCGCGAAGGTCTGTGAGATCGGGGCTCTAACCCCACGCACCGTTAAAGGCTGCGTCGAGCAGGCTGCGAAGCAGCAAGTGTTTCATCACATCGCCCGGGCCATGAGCATTAGGCCAGACGATTTCCCCTCAATCGTTGATGGAAAGGATATTGAGTGACAGCAGCGCAAGAAGCGAACGTCGGCACGGCCGATCTGCCGTGCAAGATCGAGAAGGGTGAGGACGGCAAGACTGCGAAGGTGACGCTGTGGCGTCCGTATGGCGACGAGTTCCGCGTCGAGACGGATTACGCCTATGTGGCGAACATCTTCAAGCGGCCGATCACAGAGGTACAATTCGAGTGCGCCGGGCCGATCCGCCATAAGGGCGTGAAGGGTAAGCATCTCATCGGAGTTCCGAAATAATGTCAGCCCCCGAAACCGTCGTCACTCCGCCAGTCACGCCCCCGGTCACACCGCCTGTTACGCCGCCGGCGGCCGGCGGTGATTGGCGCGAGAGCCTTCCGGCCGACCTCAAAGACATCGTCGAGAAGAACGGCTTCACCGACATTGCTGGCGTTGTGAAGGCGTATGGCAACGTGCTGCCGATGATCGGCGCCGACAAGATACCGGTCCCGAAGGATGGTGTGTGGGACGCGCAGGCGCGCGAGAAGCTCGGCATTCCGAAAGACGTGCCGAAGGATTTGGGCGGCTACAAGGTCGAGCCTCCGAAGCTTCCCGACGGCGTTCAATGGGACAAGGGTTTCGAGCAGGCTGCGGTTCCCGTGCTGCATAAGCTCGGCCTCACACCGATGCAGGTGTCCGGCTTGGTCGAGTTCTTTGCCGGGCATCAGGTCGCGACGCACAAGACAATCTCCGAAGCGCAATCGATCAGCGCCGCCGATGCGAAGGCGAAGATCGAAGCCGGCATCTCTGCGCTCAAGGGCGAGTGGGGTTCGGCCTTTGATCAGAAGGTAACCTTCGCCTCGCGCGCCGTTCAGCACGTCGGCGGCGAAGGCCTGGCCAAGCTGATGAACGAGGCGACGCTTTCCGACGGCACGATCCTGGGCGATCACCCGGAATTGACCAAGGCCTTCGCCAAGATTGGCGAGCTGCTTGGCGAAGACACGCTGAAGATCGGAAAGTCGGGCGA